GATTTCGTCGGCCAGGTGATCAAGCCCTGGCGGCGAGTCACCCGGCGCCGGACGCTGGCCATGGCCGTCGACCGCATCCGAACAATCGAGGCCGAGGATCTGTTCGAGACGGCCAACAGCTATTTCGGCCTGCTTCGCCAGGCCAGCCACAGCCACTACGACCGGGCGCGGATCGCCAACACCTTGCGCCGGCGCGGCCACAGCATCAAATCCGACCTCACCAAAACCTATCGGAGGGCAGCATGAAGCTACAAATCAACCTCGCCGGCAGCTGGCGCAACGTCCTGGAGTTTGCCGAGCCGGATGTCGAAATGATCAAGGAGCACGGCCAGCGCCTGGTCAAGCTGGCCAGCGGGAAACCCAGCCTGCGGATCGCCACGGATGACAACCTCGCCCTGGCGTACTGCGCCCACCCCGAATTTACGTGGAGGGCGGCACGGTGAGCCACGGCCTCCGATTGTGCAAGGAACGGTGGCCGATAGGAATGAGGGTGAGCGTCCAAAGGGAGCGCTGGCTTGGCGAGCGGGCAGAACGTTACGAATCTGTCCGAATCGACGCGACAGTCATCAAACACTGGCGAGCCACTGGCGACAGGCCGGGGATAACCGTGCTCTGCGACGATGGCATTGAGGCCGGCAGAGAGCCATGCGTTTTTAACGTGAGAGAACCGACCGGAAAGCCGCCACAGGGCGGCGTGTATTGGATTAACGGATTCGAGCCGAAAGAAGAACAGATGGACCTTTTTGAATCGGAGGCACTGTGAAAGAGCGGCCTATTTTATTTAGCGCCCCGATGGTGCGCGCCATCCTGGACGGCCGGAAGACACAGACGCGACGGGTGGTGAAACCTATTGGGAACGATGGTGGCTTCGTCTTGCTGGACCATGGGAAAGGCTGGTGGCCATATCGCTCCGATAATGGCGACAGCACGACGCACACCGTCAAGCGCGGTGGAAATCTCTACCACGACGAAACGCCACACGCCTCACCCTACGGCCAGCCCGGCGACCGCCTTTGGGTGCGGGAGACGTGGTCAGTCGCCGAGGTCTGCACGCCCACCACGCCGATCCGACAGAAAACGGTCTATAGAGCCGATTTCCCTGACGATTACGACGGATTTGGGATTCCACGGTGGATTCCGTCCATCCACATGCCACGCAATGAAAGCCGAATCACCCTTGAGGTCGCCGGCATACGCGTCGAGCGACTGCAGGACATCAGCGCCACCGATGCGGTCGCAGAAGGAATCCACCACGACGATACGATTCCTTTCAACGGCCCGTGGTACGCTAGCCCCGCCGATAGCCAGGGATGCGGAGAACCGGCACACGCCTATGCCAATCTGTGGGAGTCCATCAACGGCCCCGGATCATGGGACGCCAACCCCTGGGTCTGGGTCATTGAGTTCAAGCGGGCCTGAGCATGTATCTCACCCAGCAGGATCTCTTTGAACTGACCGACAAGGTCATGGCCAGCGCCCAGATCCGCTGGCTGGAGAGAAACGCCTGGGTGTATTCCGTCTCGGCCCTGGGGCGCCCCAAGGTACTCAAGGCCTACGCCGACCAGCGCGGCGGCCTTGATGCGGCCCGGCCAAAGGAGCAAACTGAACCCGACTTCTCGCACTGGGGCGGCAAGGCGGCATGATCGGACGACGGAAATCGAATCTCGGACTGGGGATGGATCGGCTCTACGCCTACAACGGCAAGCGGACGACCACCTATTACACCATCACCCCGCAGAACAAGCGCATCAACCTGGGGCACGATCTTCGGGAGGCCAAGAAGCGCCTTCTCGAGCTGGACGGCGAGATCGCCGCGCCGGGCACCGTCGCTGACCACCTGGACGACCTGATCAAGGAGCGCCAGAAGAAGGTCGCCAGCGGCAAGCTGGCCGCCAGCACCCTGGAGTCCAACGAACTCGAGGTCATTCAGCTCAAAAAGGCTTTCGGCAAGATGCTGCCGACCGACGTCCGGCCGACCCATGTCTGGGCCTACCTCCACAAGTTCCGTGGCGCCGAGAGCCCCGTTCGGGCAAACCGAGAAGTTTCCCTCCTCTCGACCCTGTTCAACCGGCTGATGGGTGCCGGCGTCGTCGACCGCAACCCCTGCGTCGGCGTCGAACGGAATGATGAGGAGGCGCGCACCAGGCTGGTGGAGGACAAAGAGCTGCGGGATTTCTGCAAATTCGCCTGGCGGCGCAGCGACGCCGGAAAGCGGGCCTCACTGGCGGTAGCGATTGCCTACCTGACCGGAAAAGCCCAGGGCCAGATCCTCAAACTAACCCGCCAGCAGCTGCAGCCCGAGGGGATCTCATTCGGAAAACGCAAGCGCGGCGCCGCCACCCTGGTCGGCTGGACCCGGCGACTCCGAAAGCTAGTGGACGCCGCCGTGGGGCTGCCCTGCAACATCGAGCCGATGTTCGTCATCCACAACCAGGCCGGCACGCCCTACACCTCCAGCGGGTTCAAATCGATCTGGCAACGCCTGATGAACGAATGGGTCGAGGCCGGCCACGAGCGCTTCACCTTCCACGATCTGCGGGCCAAGGCCGTCACCGATGTGACCGAACAGGGAAGAAAAGCAAGCGACCTGACCGGCCACCGAACCGAGGCGGTGGTCGCCCGGGTCTATGACCGCCGGGCGGTTCGGAAGTCGATGGCGGTACGCTAAGGGATTCCATGCCAGGAAAGCGTAAATCAGGGAGCCCGGATCTTCCGGAAAGGATGTATTGCTACGTCGGAAGCCGGCGGACGACCTACTATCTGATATCCCCTGAGAACGAACGGATCAACCTTGGGCACGACCTGGATGCCGCCCGAGCAAAGCATCGGGAGATCATGGCCGAATATCAGGAGATGAGCGGTAGCCCGAGCATCGATCTTCCAGAAGGCGCAAGGCACGCATTTCTAAAAGCCAGGGCTAGCGCAAAAGTCAGAAACATCGCGTTCAGCATCACGCCGGATGATGTAACGGCCCTCATGCAGGAAACAAAAGGCTATTGCGCTGTGACGGGTACGCCGTTCAGCGAGCGGCGAATCAAGGGAAAGCGAATCCGCCCGTTCATGCCGAGCATCGATCGAATCGACAGTACCAAGGGCTATGAGCCGGGAAACATCCGGCTGGTCACATCCATGGTAAATATCGCTCTAAACCAGTTTGGAGATGCAGCGCTTCTGACAATGCTTCAGGGATATCTGACAACACTGTCGAAGCGCTGATCTTACAATTTCGTAATAAATTACGAAAAACGACTTACAACGTTAGTGGGCACTATCGCCAAAGCCATTTAAAACTGGGGCGACATACCGGGATCGAACCGGTGACACCTGGAATCACAATTCTGTTTTGATTTCCAATTAATCAAACATATAGCGTTGTTTTTTTGTAATTCCGAACCTCTGGAAACGCCCTATTTACGTGGGTCTTTTTCTCGATCTTACAAAGTTTTCAGGCCGGATTCCGCCAAAAATCGACCTCCACAAACGCACCGGAATCGACGATCAGCGCTCCGGCCGATCGTTGATATTACCGCCCAGGTAAAAGTCTGCCAGCGCCTGCTCCTTCGTCGCCCAGCGCCGAACCGACACCACCCGCACATGCCAGACCCGGTAGGTTCCATCGAACAGCAGTAGCCAGTTCTTCGGGGTCCACAGATCGTGCTTCGGCGGGACATACTCGATGATGCGCAGGTAGCGCCAGCCGGCCCGCTCGGCCGTGCCGAAATGGGGGATTAAGCCTCGGAAGCTGTGGCTGCGGGTGATCCAGGCATAGCTTCGGCAATGACTCATGAACCACAGCCACATGGCCACCAGCCAGCAATTGGCCATCATCCGCATCTAGGGCCGGGCTTTCGGCAAGCGGGCCAGGAATAGGGCCCAGAAGAATCGGCGCCAGCTTCCCGATGTCTGGATCATGCCGAGGTGGCGAAGGTTGCCGCCACCCATCACAACCACCACAGCCAGAGCCGTGCCCAGGCCTGCCAGCAGCCGAGAGCTGCCTGGAGGTTGCGCATCAGGGGCGGGTGATCGTGCCGCCAGCGCGCCAGGTCGATCACCTTGGCGATCATTTGACCGCCGGGGCCTGGGCCAGCAGTTCGGTCTTGCGCTCGCTGCCGTTGCTTGACCCATACCAGAAGGCCAGCACCATCATGGCGACGCTGTCGAGGAGGCCGAGGACGCGGCCGACGATGATGTCCGGGATCTCCTTCGGGTAGCCTTTGAACAGGACCCATATCTCGGACCCCAGGGTTCCGGAGAGCAGGACCAGGGAGAGCCAGAACAGCATCTTGAGGGTGCCGCCCTGGACGTTGGCCTGGCGGGCGCTGTCGCGGTCCTTGAATTCCAGTTCGTTGTAGCGGAAGCCGCGCTCGCGCTCCTCGGCCTGGTATTTGAGTTCAAGCGCCCGTAGAGAGGCCACCTGGTCGGCGGTCATCTGGCCGCTGGTGATGATGTCCTTGATCTTGTCCTGGGTGGCGTCGGTGACGCCGAAGACGGCGCCGATGGCGGTGACTGCAGCGCCGGCCAGGGGTCCGCCGAGGGCGCTGGCGACGGTGGGGGCCAGGGTCTTGAGGATTTCTTTCCAGTCCATGGTTTTCCTTTCAGCAGCCCAGCACCTGGCAGGCGCGGGTGTAGAACATCAGGCGCTGGTCCCATCCGTTGATGCGGTTGGCCGGGGAATCGGGGCGGCCGGTGTTGATGATCGAGCAGCAGCCGCGGAAGTCGGCCATATCCATCATGCCGTTGAGGCCGTGGTCGGCCCAGAACCAGCCGGCGCTGCTGGCGGCGGCGGTGGGGCTTTCGAGGATTTCCGGGTTGTCCAGGAGGATTTCCGGGTCGCCGTAGATGGCCACCGAGCAGCTGCGGTAATTGTGGCGTCCGGTGATCTGGATCAGTCCCCTGCCCTTGAAGCGAGGGCCGTCTCCCGGCTCGCTGTTGCCGAGCTTGGCGCTGCCTTCGTAGGCGCTGCCGTCGGCCAGCTCGCGGGCGTATTGGAGGCTGCCCGATTCGTGGGCCAGGTTGGCCAGCCAGCCGGCGGCGCGCATCGGGCTGTCGATCTGCCATTCCTTCATGGCCGCGTTGATCGGCCCGACATAGCTGCGGACCCGGTTGCCGGCCATGGGCATGATGACGGCCAGGTCGGCGCTGGTGATGACGACGCCGTCGCTGGCCAGGTCTAGGTTGTAGTCGAGCTTCATTTTCCCAGCACCTTGACGGCCTGCTCGCCCAGGCCGAGCTTGAAGAGCGCCCCGGCCGCCGCCAGCAAAAGCAGTCCCTTGATGACGGTCAGCACAGCGCCGATGCCGTGCTTGAGCAGTTCGGCCTTGGCCATCTCCCAGTATTCCCGCTCGGCCTTGGCGGAAGCCATCAGGGCGGCATGGTGTTCCCGGTGGGCCTCGAGGCCTTCCTCGCCATTGGGGAAGGCCCGAAAAATCACCGCCCGCGCCGCCTCCACCTGGGTCTCGGTGAATTGCTTTTCGCGCTCTTCGTGGGAAATCAGTTCGTCATGAACGAAATCCTGGATTTCGGCGGCGACGCTGTCGTGTTTTCGGCGGCCATGCAGCGGGTGGGTGGTCATTTTTTATTCTTTCGGGTCGGTTTGGAATCAGGTATCGGCAGTCACCCGCACCACGTTTGTCCCGTCGGCATAGACCCTAGCCCGCTTGCCGGCTGCCACCGCAATGCCGGTGCCGCTGGCGCCGATGAAGGTCAAGGCGAAGCCGCCGGTGGTGCCGTTGAATACGGTGTATTCCCGGGGAACCAGGGGGAGGACGATGTTGCGGCCGGCGGTCAGGGTGCCGGTGAATTGCAGGATCTGGTTGCGCGCTTCGGCCTGGGTCAGCGTGGTGTTGGCATCGCTCATCGCCTTGGCGAGCAGGCCGGTGACATCGGGGACGGCGAGGCGCTGGTCGGTGTAGCTAGTGACGGTCGAGGCACCGGTGACCACGCTATAGAGCGGCACCCGGCCGGCGGTGAAGCCGGTGGTGTTGCTGCTGACCGCGCCGGTGGTCGGGTTGGCCTCGATGTAGTTGGTGGTCGATGCGGTCAGGGCCAGGGTGCCGTTGGCGATCTGGGTGAGCACGCCATTGACCAGGACGTTGCCGCCGTAATAGCCCCAGGTCAGGCCGGTGCAGGTCGAGGCCCGGCGGCCGTAGAGGGTAGCCGGGCTGGCGGCGTCGAAGACGGCATTGGCGGCGGCCTCCTTGGCCGCCTGGCTGCTGACGATGGTGTCGAGATTCGTGGTCGAGTTGGCCATGATGTCCTCAATAGTTGTAGGGCGCGGTGTAGGGCGTGAAGCTGGCCGTGTGGCGGCAGGCCCCGACGATCAGATTGTGCTCGTCGATCAGCCACTGGCCGCCGGGGGTTCCGGCGCCCCGGTCGCCGATGGTGTAAGGCCCGGTGGATCCGATATTCACCGCCCCGACATGGGTGGCCAGCAGGGTGCCGTCGATGAATAGGCGGGTGTTCGTTCCGTCGCAGCCAACCTCGAAATGGTGCCAGTTGGTATCCGTGGTCAGGATTGACGACACGCCATGCAACGTTGTCCACCCGCTGCCGTACTGTTCGAAGAAGAAGTCCATGAAGCTGCCGCTGGCTTGGGCGCCGATGATGAACTGGGTGCCGCAGATGGCGCAGAACATCTGGTGATCGCCCGCCGACCAAGTGAGCGACTTGAACCGGAACTCTAGGGTATAGCTGGCGCCGTTGGCAATGCCGGTGAAGGGGCACGGCGTGACGGTGATGTAGCCATTGCTGCCGAACTTGCCGGAAGCATTGCCGAAGACCGGGCCAGGCGTCTGCACGGTGACTGGCGTCCCGGTGCGGGTGCCGGTAGCGCCGAAGGCGTCGGTGAAGGTCGTGCCGTTGTCGGCCCCGTCGAAGTGCATCATCAGGCGGGCATTGGCGGCATAGGGATCGCCGAACGGCGTGTTGATCGTGGCCTGGGCCGGATAGCCCCGCCCGATCACCGATGAAACCTGATAAACGATCACCGCCAGGGAAAGCGATGGAGCGCCAAAGTCGGCCGTCGCCATCGCCGCCGTATAGGTGACGCTGGGCGTGGAGGAATGCAGGGTGCGCTTCAGCGTCCCAAAGGCACCGTCCCAGATCTCGATGTCGTAGCTTTCCGAGGTTTCCGACAGCGGCGCATCCATGCCGTTGATCCAGGCGCCGCCGAGGCGGGTGCGGCGCGTCCAGTGAATGTCGAAATCATTGGTGGCCGAATTGAGCCCCCCGCCGACATAGACTGGCGACAACGGCTTGAGGTTGGCGCCCCGGTAGGTCTCGACGATGTCCACGTAGTCGTTGAACTCGGCCCCCAGGGTGACCGCCCGCCATAGCCTCGGCGACAGGTAGGCGGCCGGCGGCACGCCGACGAAGGAGACCGCCGTGTAATCCAGCAGGACGAGGATGTCGCCGATAGCGTGGGCGGTCATCGCCCATTCGGTGCCGAACAGGCCCCGGCCGAAGTCGCTGAGGATCAGCGCCGTGCCGCTGCCCGCGGTCACCGTCTTGAAGTTGATGATTTCCCACCGGCCCGGGGCTCCGAAGGCGGCGAGGTTGAAGCCATTGAGGAGGTCGGCGTAGGTGCCCGAGAAGAGCGTGGCGCCGGTGCTGGCCGGGGTGACGGTCACGGTGCTGGTGACATCGGGCAGATCGGTGCGCCCGGCCGGCAGGATGGTGGTGGCGCGGAAGACCTTGGCGCCCAGGGAGAAGCCCTGGATGGTGTCGTAGCTCTGGCCGCTATCATCGGATCGGTAGAGGATTGCGCTTTTCCAGCCGGCGTTCGACCCCGCCACGGCGGCGGTTTCGCCCCAGGTGTTCTGGCTGGCGGCAAGGCATGGCAGATCGAGCATCCAGCAGTCGGACGGCCCGGCCAGGGAGAGCGGGACGCCGGCATTGGCACTGCCGGCCGATCCCAATACCGTGCTGCTGTAGATCGCCGCCGAGGCGAAGCGCCCCTGGCAGGTGAGAATGCCGCCGGCGCCGTATTCGATGCGGGTGAGGCGGATGTCGTAGGAATGGCCGGCGAAGGTGATGGTCACCACATCGCCCGGCTCCAGGGCGCGGAAGGCGGGCGGCAGGGTGAAGGGTCCGACCTCGTAGCGTTCCAGCCAGTAGAGGCTGATCAGCACATCGGCGACCCGGGCGGCCTCGTCGGCGTTGAGGACGACGGCCATGTCGAGGCGGGTTTCGTTGACCGCGTCGGAGGTGATGCGCTCGACGCCCTGCTCGTTGGTATCGTATTCCCGATCGACGTCCGGATAGCTGACGCTGACCCGACGGGGTAGCTGGCTTTCCATCTCCCGCGTCATCGGCAGCTTGTCCTTGGGCTTGTCGCCGCCCCGGCGAGCGTCGAGGTCGCCTTCGGCGATGCTGATCACCGACGAGCCGCCTCGGGGGATGAACTTGACCTTGTAGCCGGACTGTAGGGCGTCGAATGGGAAGGCGCCCTGCAGCACCTCCAGGGCGCTGCGGATGCTGCCGGCGCTGCTGACGGTGAAGCCGCGCACCCCGGAGGTCAGGGCGGTGGTGTTGATGTCGCCGCTGGCGAGCAGGGCCGAGGCCAGGCATTCGGCGGAGACGATGGTGGACAGCGGAAGAGTGCCTGGGGTCATCACCCGATAGGCCAGGATCGAGGCATCGGGGTGACCGTTGCCGCCCAGGTAGAAGAGCGACCCGTTATAGACCAGGGCCGCCCCGCCGGTGCGGTAGG